GAGGAGTTAGATAATCTTATAGATTCTATTACTTCTAAATACAAGGTGATGTATAATAAAATATTTGTACTTCACGTTAAAAGTAACGATGAGTACGTTTGTACCTATAATATTGATCAGGGTAATGTCTCAGACATTCCTTCGAATACTATCTTGGTACACAGAAAAAAAGAATCCAACACACTTTATACAATCAATGCTTTAAATGAGTTAATTAAGCGCCTAAATGGTGGTGTAGTTGATACTCGTTTTCCGATTGAGTGGCAACATTATAAAAATACTATTTTGTTAACTCAGCATGATGAATTAAAGCAATTAAAAACAAAGATTTACAAAATTATTGAACTTTAATTTGGTGTCCATACCAAAGGTTATTATATTTAGTTACATTAAAAATTAGTTACATTATGGATTTAGACGTAATCAAAAAACGCTTGGACTCACTGAACAAGCAATCAAACAACAGTGGTGGAGGTAATAAAAACCTCTTCTGGAAACCTTCGGTCGGTAAACAACTTATTCGTGTTGTTCCTTCTAAGTATAACAAAGCAAACCCATTTACGGAAATGATGTTTTACTACGGTATTGGTAGTAAGCGTGTAATGGCTTCACCTGCAAACTGGGGTGAAAAAGATCCTATTATGGAGTTTGCAAAACAACTTCGTGGAACAAACGATAAGGAAAATTGGCGTTTGGCTAAAAAGCTTGATGCTAAAGTTCGTGTTTTTGCTCCTATCGTAGTTCGTGGTCAAGAAGACGAAGGTGTTAAACTATGGCAGTTTGGTAAAGAGGTTTACCAAGAGTTCTTAAATATGGCTGCTGATGAGGAAATTGGTGATTTTACTGATATTGCTCAAGGTCGTGATATTAAATTAACAACCGTAGGTCCTGAAGTTACAGGTACTCCTTACAACAAAACCTCAATTGGTCCTTCATTAAAAACATCTGTACTTGCTGATAGTGAAGACACAGTTCAATCATTGCTAGAAAATCAAGCTGATCCTATGAAAGTATTTAAACCACTTTCTTATGATGAGATGAAAGAAGCACTTCAAGAATGGTTGTCACCTGAAGATTCTGAAGAAGAAGGTGATATTATTTCTGAACCTGCAGTAGCATTTGATTCAGATGAAAAAGAAGAACCAAAATCAAATTATTCGTTAAGTGCAAACCCATCAAAGAAAACAAAAACTGAACAGTTTGATGATTTGTTTGGAGAAGACGACGACGATTTACCATTTTAATTAAAAAAATATGCCAAGAGGAAAAACTAAAAAGTCTCTATCGGAGGCGGTCTCCTCTGAAATTAAAGCAAACTTCAATTTAGATAGCTTTAAGAATAAGAAGGGACTTACATCAAAAGCTAAATTTAAAGAGCAAACCTGGATTCCACTTTCGGAAGCATACCAAGAAGTTACTTCGGTACCAGGTATTCCTCAAGGTCATATTGTATTGCTTCGTGGGCATTCTGATACAGGTAAAACTACTGCCTTACTAGAGGCAGCTGTATCAGCCCAGAAGCGAGGCATTCTACCAGTATTCATTATTACAGAGATGAAATGGAACTGGGAACATGCCGTTCAAATGGGACTTGAGGTTAATGAAGTTGTAGATGAAGAAACAGGAGAAATCCTAGATTATAATGGTCAATTTATCTACACTGACCGTGAAACTATTAATTCAATTGAAGACGTAGCTGGTTTTATTTTGGATCTAATTGATGAGCAAAAGAAAGGTAATTTACCTTATGATTTGCTTTTCTTGTGGGATTCAATTGGTTCTGTTCCTTGTGAAATGTCTCTTAAATCAAACAAGAACAATAATGAATGGAACGCAGGCGCTATGTCAACTCAATTCGGTAACAACGTAAATCAGCGTATTGTATTGTCTCGTAAGGAAAGTAGCCCATATACCAATACCCTTGTGTGTATTAATAAAGTATGGACTTTAAAACCGGAATCTCCAATGGGGCAACCCAAGTTGATGAATAAGGGAGGGTACGCTATGTGGTTTGATTCAACATTTGTTGTAACATTTGGTAATGTAATGTCTGCAGGTACATCTAAAATTAAAGCAATTAAAGATGGTAAACAGGTAGAATTTGCTAAACGTGTAAACATTCAGATTGATAAAAACCATATTAATGGTGTTACAACAAGAGGTAAGATTGTAATGACTCCCCACGGGTTTATTTTAGATAATGATAAGGCATTAAAAGCTTATAAAGATGATCAAGCAGATGCTTGGAAATCAATTTTAGGTGGTGGTGATTTTATTATTGCTGAAGAAGACCAGGAGTATACAGATATTACATCCTACTCTAACGAACCAGAATAACATATGAAAAAGAAAGATTTACTTAAGCTCCTTGATAACCTTGACGAGCAAGGCGAAGAGACTGTAGAAGGACAAAGAATATTAATGATAGATGGTTTAAATCTATTCTTTAGAAACTTTGCAATGCTCAATATGGTAAACCCTGATGGTGTTCATGTCGGGGGGTTAGGTGGATTCTTCCGTTCACTGGGTGCTCTAATACGTCAAATTGATCCAACTAGTGTTTATGTAGTATTTGATGGAGCAGGTTCGGCTAATAACCGTAAAAACCTGCTCCCCGAATACAAATCAGGCAGAAACCTACAACGTATCACTAATTGGGAAGTATTTGATACTCATGAAGACGAAGATGATGCTAAAGTAGATCAAATTGTTCGTATTATTCAATATCTAAAAACTTTACCTGTTAAGACTGTATCTATAGATAAAGTAGAAGCAGACGATATTATTGCTCACTTATGTACTGTATTACCTGAACAAGAAAAAGATAAAGTATTTATCGTTTCTTCAGATAAGGATTTTATACAATTAGTAAACAAAAATGTAATTGTGTATAGACCTATGGAGAAAGAATTCTATACAGAAGATACAGTTAAAGAAAAGTTTAATATGTCTCCTTCTAATTTTATCATTTATAAAACACTTATGGGTGATAATTCTGATAAAGTTAAAGGTGTTAAAGGTTTAGGTGAAAAAAAGTTATATAAATTATTTCCTGAATTGCAGGAAAGAGATCTAACATTAGATGATGTTTATAACATTTGTGAAGGTAAATTCAAAGAACACGTAATTTATGCTCGTATTATTCAAGATATTGATTCGTTAGAGAAAAATTATAGAATTATGGATTTATCTAACCCAATGTTAGATGAAAATGATAAAAGTTATTTAAATCAGGTTGTTAAATCCAAAGAATTAAATTACATTCCTGACCAGTTCATAGCATTTTACAATGAAGATAAGTTGGGTGGTATGATTAGAAATTTAGAGTTTTGGATTAAAGATGTTTTTGAAAAATTAAGTTATAATAAATGACGCTAGTAAGTTTAAATCAGTATGGTACAGCATTCCAAATAAAAGTAATATCAGCATTACTAACTCATAAAGAGTTTTTAATGAATATTCATGATATTATTAGTGAGGAATACTGGGATAACCAAGCACATAAATGGATTATAAAAGAGATCCTAAAATATTACGATAAGTATCACACTACACCTTCAATGGATATTCTAAAAGTAGAATTGAAGAAAGTAACAAATGAAGTACTTAAAGTTTCTATCAGAGAACAACTTAGAGAAGCATATGAAGCATCAGCCGATGATTTAGAATATGTAAGAGAAGAATTTTCAACATTTTGTAAGAACCAACAGTTAAAACAAGCACTTTTAAGTAGTGTTGATTTGTTAAAAGCTGGTGATTATGATTCAATTAAATCAATGGTTGAAAATGCTTTAAAAGCTGGACAAGATAAAAATGTTGGACATGAATATAATAAAGATGTTGAATCGAGGTATAGAGAAGATCACAGGTCAACTATACCAACTCCTTGGGAACGAATCAATGACCTACTACAAGGTGGATTGGGAAATGGAGATTTTGGTCTCATATTTGGTAATCCAGGAGGTGGTAAATCGTGGTCTTTAGTAGCATTAGGAGGATATGCTGTTCGTTTAGGTTTTAATGTAGTACATTATACTTTAGAATTAGGAGAAGCATATGTAGGTCGTAGATATGATGCTTTCTTTGCTAAAATCCCAGTAGATAAAATTACTCAAAACCGAAGTAAAATTGAAGAAATTGTTCCTGAATTACCTGGTGAATTAATTATTAAAGAATTCCCTACAGGTAAAGCAACAATTAACACAGTTGAATCACATATTAAAAAAATAACTGACTTAGGTATGAAGCCTGATTTAGTAATTATTGATTATGTTGATCTTCTTTCAACAAGAAAGCGTACTGCAGACCGTAAAGGAGAAATTGATGATATTTATACAAGCACT